AGAATGTCTGCTGCGGCTTCCATTAGTTTACTATTTGCCATTAGGAATCTCCTTTTGATTTCTTATTTATAAAATTAAAGTTTTCGTAGGTAATTTTCGAACAATTTAAGCGCAACTTCCTCTAATTGTTTAGAAGAAGCTGACTTGATTTGTCTCTTGGCGTTATCAAAGTCTACTTCAACGAAGCGTCCCTCAACAAACATCCATTCTTTGTTTTCCATGATACCATTGACGAATGCGCCTGGTGCAGATGGATCGGCAACAATGTCAGCCGCTGTTGCAAGTTTTAGGTCGTCTTGAACCAGGTTATATCCTTCTCTTGTTTGAATGACAGAACCCATGGCTCTTGACGACACACCTACTTGAATATCATTTTCAATAAAGTTCTTCACGATTTGGCCATAAGGCGTTTCGAGAATTAAAGCTTTACCATAAAATGTGTTTCCGTCTTCAACGAGGGAAACAATCTTGTGCGATACCCGTTCTAAGTTAATAGACGGTGTATCTGGATGCCCTAGTTCTCCTAGAGCACGATTTGTTTTGATGTATTCATCTGAGTAACGTCTAACTTCTTCTCTCAACGTACCCATTTTATACATGCGGTTGTTCTTGTTAACTTTATCGCCAACTAAGAATGTGCCTTCGATGTACAAGTGCTTCTTACCACTCTCAGAAGCTTCTGCTAGATACTTAACACTCTCAATTGTTTCGGTAATTAGTTTCATTGGTTATACTCCAGTATTAACATCTACAGAAAATGTAGCTTGTTTACTTAATTCCATAATCAATGAACCACCAGTTGCAATAGTAACAACAATACTTTGAGTGTTATTGTTTGCAATAGAGTGGCCAAATTCATCAAATCTCATTTCACCTGAACCTTGTAAAGACAATACTGTAACAGCATTTCTTACAATTGAGATAGCGCCGTTTGTGGACCAAGTCGCACGTTTAATATCGGCAGATGTTACTGTTTCAATAGCAGTATTTTTTCTCAAATCGTTTAAAGAAATCGTGTATGTGCCTGGTTCGACACATCTAATAATAGATGGGCCTCTTAGTGAGTTAGTAATTTCTAGTGCCATGTTATCTTATTCCCATTGATGAGCGTCTACGCATTGACATTTTTCTTTTTAGTAATGAGCGGCGCAATTTAGATTTTCTTGTTGTCTTCCATGAACGCTTTAACATTCTTGCTTTATGAATACGAGCAGTGGCAGTAATACGTTTAACACTATTGCCTGATATCCTATAACCTTTAATACTAGAGCGTCTAACATTTCTCTGAACAATGATTCTGCCTTTTTTATTTCTTCTAATACGGCGGCGAATCTTTTGAATTCTTCCCATCTTAACAATGTTTGAACTTGCTTCATCCAGAACAACTTCTTCAAACATATCGGCTGCAACATATCGTTTAGCCTCAGAAAGTCTTTCTGCAACAAGTTCATTCAAACGAGCATAGATTAACTCTTTTGCTTCGCTCAACTTTCTATGTATAACGGAATCCAACACGCTCATTTTACGTGCCTAAATGCAAAGTCTGAAGCACGTTTGAAATGGTCTTTTGACTTGTGAACCATGTCAGCATACTTCTTTTTGTTGTCATCATTCAAAGCACCATGTACTTTAGTGATGGCAGAAGCAGTATAGTGGTCAACTTTTAATTTAGTACCGTCAGCAAACTGTACCGGTTCATGTTGTTTGGACTTCACAATCTTGTGTAAAGTATCTATTACTGCTTCTTGTATCTGTACTTCTTCAGCTTGAACTGGCGAATCTATTTTTGGACCATAAGGTATCGAAAAATATTTATCTAATGTATTGTTATAATACAGAGCAATTCTGGTATTATCTGGAAACATACGAATAGATTTGCGCCTTAAAACAAGAGTATTTGGTGGGTCTTTAGGTGTATCAACCACCTCATCCAACTCAATGACTTCTTCTTTAATTGCTCGGCGAGCCTGCTGATTAATCTGTTTGTTATTAGAGATTAAATCTACCATCTTGTTGAAAAGGTTCTGAATAATTGCCTTATCAGCATTGTTGAAGTTTGGTCTTTCTTCACCCATCTTATCTAAGATTTTGTGAATGCGTTGCATCTGTGCCTTATTGGCCAGACCAGCACGTACCAAAGTATCAAACTTAGAATAGTCTGACTTTTCTTCTTCAACGATAGATTTAAAATCTAAAAGAGATTTCATGCAGCTTCTGTATCGCCTTCTTCTTCAGCTTCTTGTTTGCCATTAAAAAGGTTCTGAGCAATCTCAATCTTCTTTGCTTCAAGTGCTTCAAAAGCACGAGCAGATAGTAAATCGTTCAAAGTATCTTTTGCTTCTGCGGCGTTACCTGTAGCAACGCTATTAATAAAGTCTTGTACATCCATATTATTCTCCATTATTTTCTATTTAGTTTAGATGAAAATTTATCCGTCTCAGCATCTAAAGCTGGAGTTTTAGATTCTGCGGCATTGTCGTCAACTGTATTATCCACTGGTGGATATTCATCAGCTGATGCAGGCGGTTCTTGGCCACCAGTTGGCATTGTTGGACCACCAGTACCATCTTTGTCTTCTTGTGCAATCTGTTTCTTCATTTCATCCATAGTCTCATCAGACATTTGAAGAATGTTTTTACTTACCCATGCGGCAGAGTAATAACGGCCAATATATGGGTCAACAGTTTGCAATAATTGTAGTCGTGCGGTCAGCAACTCTGCATCACGCATCTCTGTAAAGTTATTATCTTTCTTATAATCATAATAGATTACTTCTCTAAATTCATCCCATTCTTCTGAAGAACAGATACCTTTAAGTACCAGTTGTGTTCCTAATGCATGGTCAAAAATCTGAGAAAACTTATTACGAAGTCTAATAATAAACTTTGTAAACTTAACTTCATCACGGGTCACTTCAGTAGTACGACCCATACCAATCATACCACCTTGTTGTGGTTCCAAACGGCTGATAGGCACATTCAATGATTGGAGAAGTTTCTGTCTAAAATACTTAACGTCTTCCAACTCACCAAGGTTTTGGCCAGCAGGAAGTGTGGTGATTTCTGTACCTTTACCACCTTCACGGCGTGGCAACCAGAAGTCTTCTAGCATAGACATGTGTTTGCGGTCATCACGCAACTCACCGGTCTGTGCATCATAAACCATCTTGTTACGATACTTGACCATAACATCACGCAAGTATTGTTCAGCCTTACCTTTTGGTAAGTTACCAACGTCAATGTAGAAAATACGGCGTTCAGGTGCCCTTGATATACGATAGATAACTACCGCATCTTCAATCATACGCAACTGATTAAGTGGTTTAATTGCCTTGTGTAGATATGAGATAACAAAGGTGTTCTTTGCATCCATAAGCCCTGAGGTTACATGCAGGATCGACTCAGGCGCAATGCGGACGCCTTGTGATACTTGTGCGCTGTACTGCTGTGTAGAAGTACCACGGTCATTGTACACATAGTATTCGGCAATAGATTTGATAATAGCCGTGCCTGTTTTTGGGTCACGGTCTTTTTTGATTTCTCTGACCTTACGAATCTTTCGTGGGTCGATATATCTTAGTTCTTGAATGCCCTGTTTAGGGTTCTTTTCATTTACCACCACATGGTAATAAATTCTGCCGTCAATATACCAGCGTTTGAACAAGTCATCAGACAGGTTATTGAAGTTCAACAACCTTAAAATGTTATCAAATTCTTCAATGATTTTTTTCTTAATATTTTCTGGTTGCTTTAGTTTATCTAAAACAATATCAACAGTACGACCAGTTACATCGTGTGTAATTGCTTCGTTAACAATATCGTCAATGGCCATCTCCAATTCTGGATGGTTTGCCATTTCACGGTATCGTGTAATTAGTTCCAGTTCATTGCGAACTGCACCTTCTAGGTCAACATACGTTCCATAGTAAGCATTTTGGGTGATGGTAACTGCACCATCATCCATTGCCGTGGTTGGAAGTGTGAAAGAAGGTTGCTCGGGAAGTTGTTCCCGAACAATGTCTTTATTTCCGAGCGTAAACCCGAATAGCTTAAGTGCCATTAAATATCCATTCTATAAAAATGGAGAAGGACCGAAGTCCCTCTCGCTTAAATCACGTTGTCTGATACTGATTCCCACCATTGATAGGTGAGAGTCACGGAAAACTCCTCAATAGTATCATTAGAACCCCAATCAACATCGATAGGTGTAAGGTCCGAAGGGAACAAACCGATAAATTTGTACTTCTTCAGAGAATCACCCTTCTTGCCAAATTGAGTTACTTCACCGTCAACTGTATAACCACCAGGTGTCAATGCAGCTGGGTTACGAGTGTTAAGACTGTGACTGTTAATTCCATTCATCCAACACTCAAAAGCATTGCGAATAGAAAAGTCT